TGTAAATTGTGTGCAAGTTGTACCTAGAGATCAAGGAGACTTTTAATGAGCTTAAGATCGAGACAAAGACATAAAGAGACTGCAGTAACTGTAGGCACTGGATTATTAGTAAACTATCCAGTGAATCTCTTTTTCTTATGGCTTTTAATAGAAGTGTTTTTCATCAATGATCCATTATTGCTTGGAACAATAATCACAGCAGCTATGACAATTATTGCGTATACGCGCGTATATTTAATAAGAAAGTACTATGATAAGAAGTAATGTTACAATTGTGTTACAACTATGTTACAATTGTGTAACAATTTCACTTTAACTATTTACAAACGCGTCGAACTGTAGTATAATATACATATAATTTTTTGATAAGGAGTTAAAATGCAAAAATTAATTAAACTAATCGATCAAATCGATAACATGCATGACATGAACAATGTCATTGCTTCACTTAAAATCAGAAGAGCTTTTCTGAAAAACAAACTCGCAAGAGAAGCGAGAGCTACTTTCGCCATTGGTGATAATGTCAAAATCACTTCTAGATCGAAAGTTGATTACGGTGTTATTACAGATATCAAAAGAACTAACGCTCACGTCGATATTGACGGACAGAGCTACAGAGTTCCTTTATCAATTATGGAGGCAGTGTAATGAACAAACTAGTAATCCAAACACAATATCTCGAAAACTATGGAGATAGATCTAATCCATACATGAAATTCAAAGGTGGTAACACTTACGTGTACAAAACATCTGAGGATTTAGATCAAAATCAAGTTGCAACAATTGTTGCTCAATTTAAACCATCACTTATGGACTTAGAATCATCTAATGGTGGTTGTGAGGAATTCATACTTTCTGCTAAAGTAGTTCCTCTATCAGAAAAAGTCTGCGAAGACTGGGAATCTGAAATCGAATTTTCTTTCGATACTTCTACACTGTATCCTACAGTAAACTTCATCAAAATCGTTGACAATCGTGAAGATGGTTGGATGAGAAAAGAAATCCTGGAAAAAACTGAAACTTGGAGCTTTGTACCTGGACAAGGTAATGGCTCTAGAGCTTATTATAAAGCTGAGTTTCTCATGGAAGATGGCGATTCAGTCATCAATGACGAAGGTCTTAAAGAATGGTTTAACTCTAGTGAGGCTGCGTAATGTCAATTAAATTAGAAAATATGGATGATACTACTTATCTTGTAGGTAGTTCATTAAAAGGAACTCTTTTTGCTTCCTTTGCAGAACTTAAAGAAATATTAGGTGAACCTGCATTCGAAGGTAAAGGCGATAAAGTTACAACTGAATGGTGTGTAAGGTGGGAAGATGACAATGATAATTTTGGTTATTTTTCTCTTTACGACTGGAACTTTGCTAGAAACTTTGGCGATGATTACGAACAAATTGAATGGAACATTGGCGGTAAATCATTTGATGATTGGATTGCTGCTGATGAAGTTATTAATAAATTAAAGGAGAATGAATAGTGATAATGAACTTTGAACACATAGCAACAAGAACTCCATATAATTGCGATATGCATTTTTCAGATAGAATAATGTGGGCTCTTGGATTTGAGAATTATGTCATAACTAAAATTATGAATAGATATGAAATCACTCATTATGATTTTGATTATTTAGGAGTGACAACACCAACTTATATTTCTAGAAGGAGAAGAGCTAATGGCTAAATCTAAAAACGACTATAGCTTTAACGATATTAAAGCAATGCTTTTACAAGAAAAGAAAAAGTATGATGAAGAACAGGAATGGAAAGCAACTGTTAAAAAGGTATATAGTAAACCAAAAGTAAACTATAATAAGCTTTCAGCTTCTGTTAAAAAATCTGCTCATCAATCACCTGGTGCATTAGATCTTCATAAAGATGAGAATAGATATTATTCTAAAGGTGAAACAGAAAAATGGCTAAGTGGTACATCTTATTTTGAAAACTATCAAGCAATGAGGGACCAAGATGATTATTGATAAATTAATTGAAATTGTAATCATCTCAGCAGCTGCAGCTTTTGTAGGTTTATTCTGCTATGGTTTATACTTATTAATATTTGAGGATTGGTCATGAGAGTTTTAGAAGAAAACTATGGGGACGTGAGAATATTTTCTGATCGTATATTCGGTTATAAAAGATATCACGTTATGTGGAACGATGGGTCACAAACAACATACTCTAGTTTGTGGTACTCATTAAAGAAAGTTAAAAAAATTGTAGAGGATAATTTATTATGACACAGTACAATGATAAAGTAGAAAGACAAAGGCTTCTATTAGAAGCCGAAGAATGGGCAAAAGGAGTTAAAGATATACATGCTCATTCAATAAGTAGCATGTGGTATGATAATAGACCACAAGACACAGATGGCAAGAGTGTTGTTGATCGAAGATTCAATAGTGGTCTTATTGAAAGAACATTAGATGATGGATCAATTGTTTATTTTGGCGAAGTGCTTAAAGGAGATGAATTGATTGATGCTTATGTTAGAGTGGTTAAACCATCAGTAGAGCAAACTATTTTAAATTAATTGAAAAAAACAGTTTACATTAGACGTAAACTGTGGTATAATATAATATAATTATGGGAATGACAAACTTTTATATGGGATCGCTAAGATACGATCCAACAGGAAGAAAAAGAAAAAATCACGCAGCAAATCGTGTAAAGAAAAAGCGAGTTGAGTTTAAAGCAATGAAGCCAAAAGCTTCGCAACTACAAAAGCTGAGAGAACAACAAGCAAAACAATATAAATCTCTTATGGAAGAATACATGGCTAATGGGAAATACCATGAAATTGCTGGTGATTGTACTCGTAAAGAGAATCCTGTCTATACAGGTACTTTAGTAAAAGGTATTGCAACAATGCATAAGTCAAATGCCGTACCTGTTATATCTCAACAAGAAGCTGAAGATATTAGTAAAATGAGGAGAAACTAATGGAAATAATATTTCAAATAATTGCAATATTAATAATGAGTTTATTCGTATATGTTGGACTTCATATGTCAAGAGAAAAACATGAAGGAAGATATATACCAATGTTATGGGAGAAAAAAGATAATACAAAGAATTAATTTTAGGTCGAGTCACATCTCACTATCCTTATCACTTAGTGGCTCGGCCGTTTTGGAGAAAATATGGCAAGTAAAAAAAGAGTTAAAAATCTAGATGAAATTTATCTAGGACCAGAACCGTTATTTACTGAAGAATCAGAATTTACACAAGTAGCTTGGTCAAAAGCTGCTCATTGGTATAACTATTTTTATAAATCAAAAGACTATATGCCTTCTACATTACAATTTGCTGTAGATTATATGGGATTTGATAAAAAGAAAGTTTCAGTTCTTAAAAGAGTAAAGGATTGGAAATTTATGGCAGTAAATAAAAAGATTAAATTACTGTATCGTGGTTGGAAATATACAGAGGCTGAAATAGAAAACATTAAAGCTTTTATGCAGGAAAAATATAAAGAAGGCTTAAAAGAAAAGAAGATCGAAGACGAAAAGAAAGCCAATGTTGTAATTATTACTCCAGCCGAAAGAACACGTAGAAAAGTAATGGATACTATTTACCATGATTGGGATAGTGAAATCGTTGAAGGTTGGTTTGATGAAAACTATACTAAAAAATTCAGTGCTTATAACAGATTTAAAATGCATGGATTAAAAGGTAATGCAATTAATATATTCAAAGGCTTATTAGATGAAGAATATCAGAATATATCAGATGCTTACAATAAAACATGCGATCAATGTGTGGAAGCTTATTCACATATCTCTAAAGGAAATAAAAGAAAGATTATGAAACAGTTTGAAACTGTTTTTGAAGATCTTGAAAGATTAAGAGATTCGTTTAAAGCTACAAGAAGTACACGCATTAAGAAACCAAAGTCATCAGATGCGCAAGTTGTGAAGTTACAATATTGTCAAGAAGATATTGAAGCTAAACTTACGTCAATTAATCCTGTCCTGATACCAGGAAAAGCCAAGCTCTTTGTGTATAACAGAAAGAATAGAAAACTTATTCAATATGTTACTACATCAACAGCTGGATTCGAAATATCAGGTACATCAATTAAAAACTTTGACGATAAGTTAAGTAAACAAGCAACATTGAGAAAACCTGATGAAGTATGTCCACAAATACTTAATAAAACTGAAAAGCAAATTGAGAAAGTGTGGGATACGATTACTACTAAAATAAATAAACCTACAGGAAGAATTAACTCTGACTGTATTTTAATGAGGGTATTTTAATGTTAACAGTAGGTCAAAAATTCCCTGAATTCTCACTACAGGGAATTGATAAAAACAATCAATTTGTGAGAGTAGGTGTAGAAGAAAGTTATCAACCTTTGAAAAAAGATTGGACTGTAATTTACTTCTATCCAAAAGACTTTACCTTTATCTGTCCAACAGAGATTGCTGGCATGGATGCATTAGTAGAAGATGCTAATGTAATAGGTATAAGTGGAGATAATGAGTTCTGTAAATTAGCATGGAAGAAAGAAAATGAATTAATAGGTAATATTAATCATACGCTTGCAGCTGATTGTGGATTAGGATTATCTCATGCATTGGGTATTGTCAATGAAAGTGAAGGTGTTTGTTATAGAGCAACTTTTATTATTGACAAAGATTCAGTTGTACAACATGCATCAATTAATGCTTTAGATACTGGTAGAAATGCCAATGAAGTATTAAGAACATTGAAAGCTTTACAAGCCGGTGGATTAACTGGTTGTGCTTGGGATGAAGGTGATGAATTTGTCGGTTGATCCTCTCAAGGTAAAAATCATGACGCGAAAAAGATTCTCTGCAGCAGTGGAGAGTCTTGTCGCTCAAGGTAATGTAACTTATATCGATGCTGCTGCTTATGTAGTCGAACAAAGAGGATTAGATTATAAGAATCTTAAAAAACTTTTAACTGACTCTCTTAAGCAAAAGATCGAAGCAGAAGCTGCAAGTCTTAATCTTATACGTACAAAAAAAGGTAATAAATTACCTGTATGAATGATCCGTTCGAGTCATATAAATTATATAATGCTTTAAAATTGCATTTTGAATCTGATTCGTATGATGCTTTAAAATATAACTTTAAAACATCTGTAAAAGCTCAATCATTCTTTAAGAGAAAAGATAAGTACTTCTTTGCGAAGTTAGCAAAAACATATGAAAGAGATTTAAAAGAATTTTATATTGCTAACTTTAAAAATGATGTTAAGTATGTCGGTGATATGCTTAATGAAGGTGGTGAAAGATATTATCGTGACCATAAAAAAGTTATGGAATCTCTTTCCTATCAGTTTGAAAATGATATAAATAAATTACGTGATATGAATGTAGAGTTTGATTCTCTTTTAGAAGCAGAAGAAAACAATCATCCATTGATCGTTCGTCTTTGGATGCAAGATGAGATACTCTTAGAGACTGTCGTAATCTTGGATGCATTGACAGGTTTTGTAGAACGTGAAAATAAAAAGATAACTGATACAATTATTTGGCCAGATATCTATCGTAAGATTATGAAATACAAACCATTCGTAAAGTTCAATAAAGATAAATGTATAAATTTATTAAAAAAGACCTTTACAAAACCATAGAAATATGGTATAATATAACTATAATATTATGTATAAAGTGGATAATTCAGCAAATATACGGAGAAAAATATGTCGCTAGAAAACCTAAAGAGCATGCGAGGCTCATCAATAGATAAACTCGTAAAAGCAGCGGAAGCTGTATCCACAACAAAAACCGAATCTAATTCTTACGATGACGATAGGTTTTGGAAACCAACCAGAGATAAAGCAGGAAATGGTTATGCCGTTATTCGATTCTTGCCACAAAAAGAAGGTGAAGATCTTCCTTGGGTAAGATA